CAACAATGCCAGCTATTAGTTCCAATTCTCTTTGTGTCATCTGCTATCTCCGTAGTTGATGAAGTCATTATGCCAAAGCATTGCCCAGTTGTCTAATACCGATTTGTTATATAGAGGGGGGCGGTTATGCGACTTGGTTATAAGCAGCGCGCGCGGGCTCCCCTTCTCGCGCAACTTTGGGTAATTTTTACCAAAAAAGGTGCTAAAAAATTTTCAAATTGTCATGAAATTGTCATATTTGTATGATATAATTATTGTGTTCCGAAGGAGGGAACATAATATGGATGCATACGTAGAATACAAAAATGAAATAAAATTTGTGGACAAAGCGCGCTCCGCGATTATCCACCACGTCCGACCGGGCATCAAATACGGGAATGTCTATTTTGAAGCCGGCACCTACTCAGAAGGAGACTACGGTATCGAAGCCGGGTATAAGGTCAAGTTCAAAAATATTTTGTTAAAAGGAAAATGGGAGGGGTTATCCGATGACACTCTCAAGCACAAACTTGAAACAGAAATAAGATTCACCTGGTAAAAAATAATTCTTGACATTTAGGTCCAACCAATCTATAATATCTTTACTATGGATGTTATAAAGATTAACCCCGAAAACTTGGAAGTCGCTAACGCGTACCTTTCTACAGGGTCGGCTATTGAAGCCGCTTCCAAGTTGGGCATATCTCCCGATGTAGTTTATAGTGTCCTTGAGAAGGGCGATGTAAAGGATTACATTTCTAGCGTTTATCAAGATCAGGGATATAGAAATAGATTTCGATTAGCAGAGTTGCTAGATGAAGTCATTGAATCCAAACTACAAGAAGCTAGAGATTCGGATATGTATTCATCAAAAGATCTTGTAGATATTATAGCACTCGCTCATAAAATATCAACCGATCATAGCAAAACCGCAGCACCTACCAAACAAACTAACGTTCAAGTTAATTCGTTCGGAGAGGGTAACTATGGTAAGTTGATGGAAAAGTTACTAAATGGACCAAAAGACGTTGGCTGAGAAGTTTACAACACACGAAGCCGTCTGCGCCGAAAGGTGGAGAACGGTATTTAATAAATTGGAGGAGTTTGACGAGCGCTCAACTCAAAGATATGAAGAGCACAAGAACGAATTTCACTCTTACAGAAAACTCGCATTGTCTAGTCTTGGACTTATTGTTATGTTTCTTCTTGGACTCTTAGCATCTGGAGGATTACAATGATTTACCAAAAAGGCGATTTTTACAAGTATGAGGGAAGCTCTCAGAAGTTTAAGTCATATGCCGAAGCTTTAAAAGCCAGTGGACTTTCTTCGGAGGTTGCTTCGGAGGAGCCTTCTACTACAGAGGAGCCCGAAGCGGAGTTAACTCCATTGGAGCAGATGTGGAAATCAGCAGAGAAGATATCGTCACAGACAGAATAGTTCCTGGTAACTTTCTAAAAGTACCTATTGATAACTATTTAGATGCTATAGGCATAGACCCTATAAAATCTCAGATTGCGATTATTAATGCAATTAATAGCGATAAATATCGCTTTGTAGTGGGTGCGCTATCGCGAAGGCAGGGCAAGACCTATATTGGAAATATTATTGCTCAAGTAATTGCTCTTGTTCCGGGATGTTCCATACTTATAGTATCGCCTAATTATACTCTTAGTCAAATATCTTTTGATTTACAACGACAGCTTATAAATCATTTTGACCTAGAGGTAACGCGAGATAACACCAAAGACAGGGTTATTGAATTATCAAATGGTTCAACAATTCGTCTAGGTTCAGTAAACAATATTGATACGGTAGTAGGACGTTCGTATGACTTTGTTCTCTTTGACGAAGCCGCTCTGTCAGAAGGCGAGCAGGCTTTTAACGTTAACATTCGCCCAACTTTGGATAAGCCTGGGTCGAAAGTATTATTTATTAGCACCCCTCGGGGTAGAAACAATTGGTTTAGTCGGTTTTATAATCGTGGTTATGACGATAACTATCCTCAATGGGTTAGTATAAAAGCTACTTGGCATGATAACCCACGAGCATCAGAAGCTGACATTGCGGAGGCTCAGAAGTCAATGAGCGCAGCGGAATTTGCACAGGAGTATCTTGCAGACTTTAATATCTTTGAGGGGCAAATCTGGAACTTCAATTATAAGGAATGTGTTCAAGATCTTAGCGAAATGGATTTCCGTGGTTATGAAGTATTGGCGGGAATTGACGTCGGGTTCAGAGATCCCACCGCCTTCTGCGTAATAGTGTTTAAAGATGATAAATACTATGTAGTAAAAGAGTATTATCACGCAGAGAGAACAACTGATGAGCACGCTGAAGCCTTGCAACCTTATTTATCAGAATGGGATATTGATTGGATTTATATTGACTCGGCAGCTCAGCAGACAAGGTTTGACTGGGCTCAGAAATATGACATAAGCACAGTCAACGCCAACAAATCAGTTTTAGATGGAATAGCACACGTGGCAGCAATAGTAGATAATGATAGGTTAATAGTAGACCAAGAATGTGTGGAAGTATTACGCGCTCTAGACCAATATAGATGGGATCCTAACCCTAACTTACTTCGTGAGAAGCCGGTTCACGATAGCTCTTCTCACATGGCTGACGCATTGAGATACGCTCTGTATTCATTTGTAGAGGAAGCACCTACGTTTTAACTACCTAATAAAAAATAAACCTTGACTTTTAGTTCATAGGTTGTTATGATTATCAGATAGTGTTCTAAAATTATGTTAAAGAGAGACCCAGTTAAATACATAAGGGATAAAGCAAAGTCAAGATACGAAAAAGCAAGTAGTTGTTATATTTGCGGGGACAATAAAAGACTTGATTTCCATCACTACTATACATTAGCTCCTCTTCTAAATAAGTGGTTAGAGGAGAAAAAGAAGACACGCCCAGAACATTATACTGATGAGTATATTACAATCTGGAGAGAAGAATTTATAGATGACAATTGGGCAGAGTTATATGAGGAAACAGTAACTTTGTGCCATAGTCATCACTTAAAGCTCCATAGCATTTATGGAAGAGACCCAGCGTTAGTTACTGCACCAAAGCAGGAACGTTGGGTAGAAATACAGCGGGAAAAGAATGGCTTGGTATAATTGGTTTTCAAAAGAAGCAGCGCCCGCAGAAGAGAAGTTAAACCCTTCCCAGCCAGACATTTTTGGTGCGGTTGAAGGAGGGGGAAGAATAGGCACATTAGAGCCTGTTCTTAAGTACACCGAATACTACGAAAAATTAGAAGTAGTTAACAGAGGTGTAAACATGCTGGTAGATGATGCGGCAGAGATTCCAGCTAGGATTGGAGAGCCAACAGGAGTTACTCCTGTAGCTAAAGGGGTTCGTAGAAGCAGAGTAGAAAAGCTCCTTAATGTTGAACCTAACCCTTTTCAGGATGTAAATACATTCAAGCGAAACCTCATCATTGATTACGTTCTGGACGGTAATATATTTATATATTTTGATGGAGTTCATCTGTATCATCTACCAGCAAATTTTGTAGATATTGAGCCAGATGAAAAGACATATATTTCAAAATTTATTTTTAATGGCAGAGTAGAGTATGACCCCTCAGAAATTATTCACATAAAAGAAAATTCTTTTAGAAGTTTATACAGAGGACGTAGCAGACTATCAGCCGCCAGAAGCGTTATGGATCTAGTTTGGAGGATGAGGCAGTTTCAGACTAAGTTTTTCGAAAATGGTGCTGTTCCAGGTCTAATTTTAAAACACCCCAGCAGTTTGTCCCCTAAGAATAAGCAAAAGATGTTACAGTCTTGGTCTCTTTCTTATTCTCCCACTGGAGGAGGAAAAAGGCCCCTCATACTAGATGGCGGAATGGATATAGACAAGTTAAGTAACGTTAACTTTAGGGAACTAGACTTTGAGGCATCTATAGCAGCAAGTGAAAAAGAAATATTAAAAGTACTTGGTGTTCCACCGATTATGCTCGATAGCGGAAACAACGCTAATATTAGACCAAATCATAGAATGTACTACCTAGAGACAGTAACCCCCATAGTAAGAAAAATGAATTATGCTTATGAGCGTTTTTTCGGTTATGGTGTGACAGAAGAAGTGTCAGATATACCGGCACTTCAACCAGAACTAAGAGACGCAGCCTCTTATTATTCTACATTAGTAAATACGGGAATTATAACCCCTAATGAAGCTAGAGAGGCTCTTAATTACGAAGCCATGTCGGACGGAGAAGGTATAAGAGTTCCTGCCAATATAGCTGGTTCAGCTGCAAATCCAACAGAGGGCGGAAGGCCACAGGAAGAAGAAAATGACGAGTAGAAAAGAAATTTTAAAAGACTTAGGGCAATTTATTCTAGATAGGGGAGGACACCTCTCTACTAGAGAATGGAATTTCGTTACAGAACAAGAATTAGGGTTTAAGAAGGGTTTAGTAAATAAGGCTTATCCAGCCACTGGTTGGTATGCTATTCAAAGAGCCGCCCTTAAAGAAGTTAAGAAAGAGGTTGTAAAAAAACCAGAGCCTGTAAAGGTCGAGACTTCATCGGATTTATCCCCGCTGGAGCAATTAAGGCAAAAGAAAGATGGATAAAATTTTTCACATAGGCTCCACGTTTAAGTCATTCAATGAGGGAGATGATTTATTTATTGCTGGCATGGCCAGCACTAATCATACTGATCGAGTTGGTGATGTTGTATCAGCAGAGGCGTGGACAAAAGGCGGATTAGACAATTACTTGAATAATCCTATTATTTTATTTAATCACGATTATAATCAACCTATTGGCAGGGCTATGGGCCTGAAGACTGGAGATAATGGTCTTGAGCTGAAGGCAAAGATTGCAAAATCTGCCGGACACGTAGGCGAACTGATTAAAGAGGGCATCCTTGGAGCATTTTCCGTTGGTTTTAGGGTCAAGGATGCTGAATATATGACCGAAACTGACGGATATAAGATCAAGGATGCAGAGCTATTGGAAGTTTCAGTAGTCGCAGTGCCTGCTAATCAGGCTGCAACCTTTTCTATTGCGAAATCTTTTGACTCTATGGCTGAGTATGAAGACTTCAAAAAATCTTTTAACCAAGATGAAACTTCTAACACTGAAGAGATTCAGACAGAGGTGGATTCGGTGCCCCAAGACTTATCGCAAGTCGAAGCAAAGGAGAAAACTATGAGCGATATTGATATCGACGCGATTGTATCCGCTGCTGTTGAAAAGACTGCGGCGGCAATGGCAATGAAAGAAGCAGAACGCAAATCTGAAGAGAAGGCTGCTGTAGAGGCTGAGCAAAAAGCCGCTGCCGAAGCTGAAGCTCAAAAAGCTGCTGAAGAAGAGCGTATTAGCGTAGCTGTTACAACAGGCGCTGAAAAGCTGCTTGCAGACGTTGAAAAGCGTTTTGCAGACAAAGATGCTGACCACATGGAAATTGTGGCCGAGCTTCAAAAAGAATTGGCTGAAAAATCTGAAGAAATTCAGAAGATTCGTGAGTCTAAGCGTGTATTCGCTGACCGAGGTCAAGTAGCTACAAAACAAGACGAACAGGACATTACTGATGCCTTTGTTCTGGGCGTTATTACTAAGAAAGGCTGGGACACAAACTACGGTCGTAAATTGCTTGAAAAAGCAGTTAACGCCACAGGTGGTGTTGAAGTTCCTGGTGTTGGCTCTGAAGAGACCTACGAAAACATCGTATCTACCACAATCGAGCGAGACATCGAACTCGACTTGGTTCTGGACACAATGTTCCGTAAGGTTCAAATGAATGCAGCAACTATGACCGTGCCTCTGATGCCCGACGCAGGTTACGCTGAATTTGTAGCTGGTGCTGGCACCGGTGCTTCAGGTGCTCCCAAAGGTAACTTGGACGCTCGCGGTGACGCTGTAGGTTCTCCTTTTAATGGTGTTGACCTCACATCTAAGCTGTTGACCGTATCAAAGCTTGTTTCTAAGTCTTACATGGCTCGTGAAGTAGAAGAAGATTCTATTCTTCCTATTCTTCCTCTGATCCGTGAGTCTATGGCTCGTTCACACGCACGTGCTATTGAGCACTCTTTGCTGTTGGGCGGCGCTACAGATGATCTAATCTCTAGCCCTTACAACGGTTTGATTGCAAATGCGGGCGCAACACTGGACACAGGTTCAGCTTCTCCTGTAGGACAAACAAGTGCTTCTGAGCTTCTTGACATGCGTCAAAGCATGGGTAAGTATGGTCGTCGCCCCGATGACGTAGTTTATGTAGTTTCTTTACAATGCTACTATGACTTGTTAGACGATGCAGACTTCCAGAAGGCTAATGAACTTGGCGAAGTCGGTACTCGAGTAACTGGCGAAATGGGTCGTGTATACGGTTCACCCGTTGTCGTCAATGACGAGTTCCCAGCAGCCGCACAAGGCAAGCCTTTCGCGGTAGCATTCAACAAGCGTAACTTCGTAGTACCTGTACTGCGCGGTGTAACGGTTGAGCAGGACGACGACATTGAAAACCAGCGTCTCGTTCTTGTTGCTTCTCAGCGTCGTGGTTTCGAACTTATGTTCGCCAACGCTGGTGCAAACAACAACGTTGTAGTTCACAACTATTAATAGTTCTGGCGGGGGCTGGTAATACAGCCCCCATCACTTAGAGAGGCACAGTGGCAGACTTAATTACATTAGATCAATTTAAGTTATTAGAGGGTATAAACTCGACTCAATATGATGAAAAGTTTGAGACTCTAATTACTGCCGTAAGTGCTCTTGTTCGGAATTATACCGGACAGGAATTTGACACTTATAGTGCTTCTCCAGGTGTTACAGAAACCTTTAATTTACGTTGGGATTCTGATACTGTGGAGCTGGGTTATGGCCCAGTTCTACAGATTCAGAATGTCTATGAGAGAACATCTCAGTCTGAAGCATACACAGAGCTGTTCTCTGATGGTGCGGGAAGCCCCGCCTCATACGATTATATATTAGAGGCCCCTTGTTTTCTTATAAGAACAAGTGATGAGGGATATAAAAATTGGCCTTCAGGTATTGGTTCAGTAAAAGTAACCTACACTGCTGGATATGCCTCAATTCCTGGAGATATAGAATTAGCAGTAGCAGATATTGTTAGTTATTATCATAATAATGAGCAGAAGCAGAGACAAAGTATTGCTTCCGCTACAAGAGAGGGTGCTCCAGCATCGGCTATACGAAATGACCCCGGCTTTCCAGATCACATTCGTCGTGTTCTGGATTTGTACCGGAATATTTAGTGAGTACTGCGTCCCTACTACAGTTCTTGACGGGGTTGGAGAGAGAGCTTTTACGAAGCAGTAAAGACTACAGGTACTTTACAGCGGATAGACGTGAGTTAACTTTTTACTACAGCTCAAATAAGCTGGTAAAACAAACCGAAAAAGAACTATCAGCTAGAGGAATACGTTTAACAAATAAAGACTGGTCCGAAATCTCAGCAGCGGCAGACGAATTACTAGAAGATTGCAGAACAGAGGCAAAAAGGTTAGATACAAAAGACAGGAGCGTAAAAATACAATCCAACCAATATTACATTTCTGTAGTTCTTGGTGTTTCTGATACAGGAAAAAATAGAGGTACTTTTGATAATTTAAAAAAGATTTATAGAAATGGATTACAAGACTTCACAGATTTCCTTATAGAATTTCTAGAAAAGAAAGGGGAGATATTAACAAAAATTAGTGTAGATCCATCAACAGGGGATCTAAGAGATACTGGAGAGCTTGTAAAATTAGCTTCAGAATTATACGAGGGTGGACATAGCGAATCAACAGGGGTTTTTGAAACCAGAGCCAGAGACGCTATTAAAGCTGGAGTTAGTAACTACGAAGACCTATCAGAAAGCATAGTATTAGATGATTTAGAAACATTAGGAGTTAGGCTACAGATTGTAAGAAAAGATTCTAAAGATACTCATGAGGTCTCAATACAGAGTAGGATAGATAATCAATTAGCCGGGGTATTTACTAGTAAGCAAAAAGCTAGATTACAGAACGACCTAAAAAAAGCCATAACTAAGTTGACGACCAATCCTTTATGGGGTCCGGGTCTAGCTGATTTAAAAGGGTCACGTAGTCTTAGGGAAAAGAAATTAGATCAAAGTATTGATGCAGTAATGGTTCCGATGCAAAAAGTTGCTTCTAAAAATTCTGCAATAACAGCAGTTAAACAAAAAACTAAATCAAAAGAAAAGGG